TTCATTACATCATCAAATGATGTTGCTTCATCTTCCATGGACTTTCTGACATCTTCTGAATTTACTCCTAAGCTGTCACAAAACGCATTAAAGAATCGCTTGAAAAAGTTTCCCTTCGGTTCTTCTGCACCTCCTCTCTTTTTAATCAGGATATTTGCTTTCTGATCTGCTCCGATGTCTACTGCATCGATCTTTTTTACTTCCAGATCTTCCAGCTTTGTCTTTCCTTTTGTTTTCATGTTTCCTCCTTTCTAACGACACTTTTTCGAGTTTCAACACGATTATTCGAGTTTCAAAAACGCAAAGTGCAGTTTCAAACACAAAAAATAGACCAATTTGCATTTTTTGCAAAATGGTCCTTAGTTGGTCTATTAATTGAACTATTTAGCTATTTTTTGAACTAAATTTTAGATTTAGCTTAATTTTTAACTAATTTAAGACTAAATTTCAGTTTTTCCTTTCAGATTTTACTTCTTCAATGATCTTCTGAATCTTTCTTTTATAGTTCTTGTTCCCTGTCAGTCTTATGTGACTTTCCAAGGTTCTTAGATTTCTGGATGTTGGAACTCTTCTACGTTCCACGTTCTTCTTGATTGCGATCGCAACTCTTTTATTCCTACAGTGCGTATGATGCAATTCAAAGCAATCAGGGTTGTACACGATCCATTCATCCTGTCGGTGTGATTTCTTAATCTTAAGAATGAGATCATCTCC